GATGGTTACTGGAACTACGATAAATCAGAGTTTGACAAACCAAACGCACTCTTTGATGGAGATGACGCAAAATTAGAATCCCTTTGGAAACAGGAATTCTCACTCGCAGAATTTATTTCCGCAACTAATTTTAAATCATATGATGAACTCAAAGAGAGATTTGACAGAGTAATCGCTGGTAGTAAAACTGTAGGTAATGTCGCAGACTTAACTGATACAGAACCTGCGCCAGTTGAACAGTCTGTTGATACTGAAGAATCAACAAATGATGACAGTATGTCATACTTTGAAAAACTCGCACAAGAGTAATTCTTAACAGGGGAATCCTTCGGGATTTCCCTATCTATAATTTCTTGTTAAATTAATAAGTGGGTCGTTATTTCTAACACTTTTAACAACAGTTTCAGTTATGTTATTAGCTGTGTTTTGTGCATTGTTAACAAGGTTAGTAAGAATTGGTTGACCTTGAGTAATCAGTTTATCGATAGCGTTTTTACTTATCTCATCTACTCTTTTTATTTTTTCATCTAATTGTTTTTGTAAAGTTTGAACTCTACCTTCTGCTTGTTCAAAACTTTGTCCACCAGTTTGACTGATAATTTCATTTGGTGTGATAGTATTCATCATACTTTGTTGAGGAGTTTGATTGATAGTTTCACTTGGTGTGCCACCCAATAGGGTTTTCATTGCACCTTGTTCTCTTTTAATTTGTTCTTCTGATACTACTTGTGGTACTTCTTTTGTTCCTTCACCCTCTTTTTTGAAGAAACGACCTATGATTGGTATTTTAGATAGATAGTTTCTTATTCCCTCTAAAATGTTATCAACAAACTTACCTATTGATTCAAATAAAGAATTTATTTTTCCACCAAGATAATTAAACGCCTTTCCAATAAATGCGCTTATCTCATCTTTAAATTTAAATAGTAATACACCACCAATTACCGCAAGACCAACTGGATTAAATGCGAACGCAAATAATTTTGTAATTCCCAACGGAATCATCATAAGTCCTCTACCTATCGCTTTGAAGAAAGCGCCACCCTTTCCTAAGTATTTTCCAATAATAATACCAATACTACTACCAATAACTTCATCTGCGATACCACTATCATCACCTTCACCAGCAGTTCTTCCAGAGATTGTCGATTGTGGTTGATTTTTTTGAAGAGGTTGTTTATCTCTTTTTTGTTCATCAAATCTTCTTCGTTCATCTGCATCTCTTTCGTTCTGTCTTTTTACACCATCCATATAGAAAAACTTAGCCTGTTTTTGTTGTTCGAGTTCAGTATCATTCAGTTTACTTAAACCTTCTTCAAACGCCTTTAATGATTCTTCTTGAGTTCGATTCGTATCAAATGCGGTCTCTCCAAGTAACTTAAATAATTTATCTTGTTGTTGTTTATCGTTTGCGATTTGTTCTTTCTGTGTATCAGATAATTTATTGTAAAATTCACTTGCGTTAATGCCACTGGCATTTAGTTTTTCAAATTGTTTTTCTAATAATGCTTGATTAATTTCACTTAATCTTGCCGCCTTTTGGTTTTCTCTAAATGTTTTTAAATCTATTCCAACCTGTTCCGCCATTAGGGCTTCTTCTCGAGCGGCTTTGTTTGTTAGAAAACCAAGAACATTTGTTATATTACCT